TACAATGTTGCAAATGGCAAAATAACAGTTTCAATGATACACCTTGACGGGGTTGAAAAGGTAAGCAATAAGGAAGGCTGGCTACAGCTTGAAGGAGCTGATATAGAAGATGTTGAAGCCTTCAGGACAAGAGTGGGTGAGTCCTGGTCAGAACTTGCGGAGCTTACCATAGCGGACAAGCTAAAAAATGCGGCAAGGAAGGTTGAAGGAGTCATTGATATAAGCATAGATGCGCAGCACCCCAGGGGTCAGGGAACAACTGACATAATAGTAACAGGTGCAAATGGGACTGCCACACCTGAGCTTCTTAAAAAAGTGGAAACTGCAGTATCCTACTTAAAAGGCAACTATGATGATTTTTTATGTAAGTCGGTAACTGTAGTTAATCAGGATATAAACCTTACTGTATATGTATCAAAAGGAGCCTCGCTTACAGGCGTAAAAGAAAGGGCAGAGGGGATAATAAGAAAGCTTATGGAGCTTTCAAAAAGAGCTGAACCTGAGGCACTTTATCTTGATGATATAAGGCTTGCACTTAAAGATGGGCTTACTGAATACAAGAGAACCGAGTTTACTGCACCTGCCAAAGACATTGAATTGTCTAAAGGTCAGATAATAATGCTTGGAAATCTTACAGTTACAGTCTCTAATGTAAAAGGAGCATAGTATGTTTGATAAATTTTGTGACTATATGTACTATCTCCTGATATCTCCGCTAAAAAGGGTAAAAAAAGAACTCAATCAATGGTATAAGCTGTTTAAGGTTTTGGGAAAAAGGTTTGATGATGCCCTTGAAGCCATACATAAAGAGGGTGAGGAGTCCATGCTTGCATCCTGTGATGATGACTTTCTGCAGATACATGCTGATGAAAGAAAAATGCAGAGATATGATGGAGAAAGCAATAATAATTACAGAAGGCGGATTGCTAACTATCAGGAAGTGAGGAAGCTTGGAGGGACAGATCAGGGTGTAAGACTTGCAGCTAAGACATTAGGATATGACCAGGTTGAAATCGTAAAAGCTAATAAGCTGAAAGGTGTAACTAACAGATGGGCTGAGTTCTATCTCCTGGTAAAAATAAAAGTATCAAATGACAGTGCCGGAAGCCTTGATGTGCTAAAAAAAGAGGTGCGGAAGGTTAAACATGTAGGTGCCAAGGATAATTATATCTTTATTTACACCACAGAAGTAAATGAACCACACAGAATAAAGTGCAGGGTAAGGTTTAAGTGGAGCTTGTCATATTACAGCTTTAGGAAGTTTGATGGAAGCTTTCTATTTGATGGAAGACACAAACTGAATTCACAAAGAATTGCCCATAAGGCTAACTGGAACTCTTGCAGTTTTATAAAGCATAACTACAGAATATTAAAAACTATGCTTATAAAACAGGGAGAGACAATAATTATTTAATACCGGGAGGAAAATATGAAAAGTGTTATTACAGCCTTAAGAAGAAAGAAAATGGCTGAGGCTACCAATTCAACAGGAAGAATAGCAAAGGCTAAGTGGATTGCTCTTGGTTCCGGTGGAGTAGACAGCCAGGGAGAAGTGATAGCTCCGTCTGAATCAGCTAACGGACTTACTGCAGAAGTGATTAAAAAAGAGATAACCAAATCAAAGAAAACATCAGATACAAGTTATGAGTATTCTATTGAGCTGTCAGAGAGTGAGCTTGTGGGTACATATATATCTGAGCTTGCACTAATTGATGAAGATGGTGATGTTATTGCATTCTCAAATTTTCTGTCAAAAGGCAAGGATAATATTGAGACAACATTCACTATAGAGGACAGTTATTAAAGAAAAGAGGGAAAACATTATATCTGAGCAAATGAACTGTAAAAAATCATAGATGAAAGGGATGACGAAGGAACAAGAGTTTTTAAGTTAAGTAAAAGGGAACGTCAGATAATAAAAGAAATGAAACAGGAGAAATAATATATGAAAGACTATACTATAGAACACTCTGAGTTTTCAGATAAAGTCAGCATTGTTGAAACCAATGATCCGGCACACGCTGATGTGATAAATACACCGATTAAGCAGCTGTTTGGGAATACGGTGGCAAATAAGAAAGCTGTAGAAGACAGTAAAGAACAGGTGGAAACAAAGCTTCAGACTTTTAAGAATGAAATATCAGAATCACAGGAGGAGCTTAATAAGTCGCTCAACAAGGCTATAAAAGATATAGCTGATAGCAAGGGGGCAAGCACTACAACCTTTAATGCTGACGGCTCAATAGTTACTGAGAACAGCCTTGAAACAGTAACTACAACATTTAATAAGGTGGATAAGTCAATCCTTGAAAAACACGAGTATAAGGGTGGGTTAGTAAAAAACTTCAAGACTATATTTGAAGGTAAAGCAATAAGAACAACGGAGGTGGGATAATATGAGTTGGGCAGAAGTAAGCAAGATTAATAGTGACTTTATGGATATCCCCTTAGATAAAAGGCTAGACCTTGCCGACTACAAGATGTATGGCGAGAAGTCACATGTGTTTCAAAACAAAGACAGACTACATAGTCTGTATGAGTGTATAGGGTTATCAATGAATGACCTAACTATATATAAAGAGGCTTTTGAGCATTTGGCAAAAAATAATAAGGCTGGGGCAGCCCTTGCAGGCATTTATGGGATTAAGAATGTACAAACCTTAGTTACGCTAACAGCAATGCAGGCGGTAGTGGCAAGCTCAACAGCGATGCAGGCGGTAGCGGCAAGCTCAACAGCGATGCAGGCAGTAGCCGAGTCTAATAGTGTAATAAAAGCTGTATTGCTAAATTTAATATCAGCCCAAGCGATAGCCAAGAGTACTACTGCTTTGAATGCTTTAGAAAAAAGCTCACATTTGAAAAAAATAGTTGGGAGAAGCAAAACAGCATCGGGTAAATTGATTATATTAAAAGGTATTGGCAATGCATATAATGTAAATGAGTATGCATATTACATTATAGGAGATAGCAGTAAAACTGAAAATGTAGATGCCTTGGGTTCATTCATTAAGCTGTATCCAGGGCAATTTGCAACTTATATACGAACAGATAATAATGATGAAGATACTTTTTATTATTTTGATGTGGCATAAAGGAGGATAACAAAAGGGCTTTATAGACGAATTTAATGAGCGGACAGACAGCATGACCACTCAGATAACTGAGTTAGAATCACAGTTAAGGGAAAAGAATAATACCATTGAGAAACTGAAAGAGGAGTTAAGGCTTAAAGACAAGGCATTCACTGAACATGAAGAAATGCTTACCTCAATGGGTAAACAGCTTTCAAAAGAAAAGATAGAAGGTATAAAAAAAGATAAGACGATAGCCGAACTCGGCAAACAAGAATCTAGATTAAGTTTAGAAGTCATGCGTATGAAAAATGAAATAAACGCATTGAAACAATCATATGAAAATAATAAAGAAGGAGGTGAGTAAGAATGGAGTGGTGGAAGATGTCATTTGCTAAAGGTTGGGTGACCAAAGAGGAATTGAGATGGGCAGTAATATCTCCTGAAAATCCGTTTGGGGATATTATAAAAGAAGAATTTAAAATGATTACAGATTCAGACTTTTGATTGTAAACTACAGCTATAAAAACCCATAACACTCTAATGTGGAATGGGTTTTTATGCATAAATCTATAAAATATGCTATAATTGTTTTGTGACAAAAAAAATAAGATTTTATGACAAAAATTTTGAGCAGCTACACAAACGATAACTGGTACCAGATTGCTGAATTTATAGTTGAATATGAAGAAGCAAAAGCACCAAATCCACAGACTGATCCTGAAGTCGAAGCCTTAAAGAAGACACTTGAGGAAGCAATTGCCAAGGCAGAAGCTCTTAAGTCAGATGTTAAGTATAAAAAAGCTGATAAAGAAAAACAGGAAGAATTTGATAAAGTTTTAGACAATGCAAAAAAGATTTTACAGGAAGATAATGTTGATAAAAAGGCTTTAGAAGAAATCATAAATCAACTGAAAACGGTAGCAGCCGCATTAAACGGAAAAGAGGAGAATAATACGAACCCTCCTGTTGTGCCATACCCTGCAGTTCCGGCAGCTCCGGAAAAGAAAGAAGAAACAAAGGAAGAGCAGAAGAAGCCTGAGGCAAAAGAGGAAGGTAAAGTACCTTCAGTAACAGATGTTACTGAAACTGAAACTCCACAGGGAAAGGCTACAGAG